TCTTTAGATAGAACGGCTATAATATCTAATTGGCTTCCAGAAGCACAAGAAAATTTAAAAGTATCAAATTTTAATTAAAGGAAAAATAAATGCCAACAAACGTATTTTTTAATCAAGCAGTACAAACTGAACAAAATCTAGTTGAAGATTTAGTTGTTGAATCCTTACGCATGTATGGACACAATGTATATTACTTGCCTAGAAAAATAGTAAACGAAGATACAATACTTGGAGAAGCCGCCAATTCTAGTTTTGAAGATGCATATGAAGTTGAAATGTATCTTGAAGGGATTGAAGGATTTGAAGGAGAAGGTGATTTATATTCTAAATTCGGTGTAGAAGTAAGAGATTCTGCTACTTTTGTTATATCAAGAAGAAGTTGGGAACGATTTGTTTCATTAGATGTCAACCTTGCAACAGGGTTGAGACCTAATGAAGGTGATCTTATCTATTTTCCATTATCACAAAGTTTATTTGAGATAAAATTTGTAGAACATGAAAATCCGTTTTACCAATTAGGTAAAATGTTTGTATTTAAAATGTCTTGTGACTTATTTGAATACTCTGGTGAGAAATTTGATACAGAAGTTGAGGCACTTGATACAGATATTGAATTGGCACAGGCTGCAGCTCTAGAATTAACCTTGGCAGATACACCTACTTTAAGAGATTTTGTACAAGGAGAAAGTGTTTCTCAAATGGTATATCCTGGTATAGTTATATCAGGTATTGTATCATCTTGGAGTGAAGACACAAATAAATTAACAGTATCTTCTCTCAAAACAACAGATACAGGCGATCCTACTACATATAGTTCTTTCTTAACAACAGATACTGCTGATGGAAATATTGAAATGGAAGCTACTTCTGAAGGAGATAGAATTGTAATGGCTGGTGCAGGACAAGAAGGATACTTTATTGATTTTGAAGATGGTACAGCTTTAGTAGTGATTCCGTCTTTTATAACAGATGGAACTTCAGGTACTGACAACATTCTTGATGCTGATAGTAACTCATTCTTACTTGAAGATGGAACTACTACTATTATTGAAGCAGCAACTTCTACCGATTCTACAGCGTTTGATTATATAGTAGTAGAAGACAGTTTAGCTTCAAGAAGAAATATTATATCAATTGCAAGTGACTTAACATTATCTACTGATCCAGGTGCATTTAATCTTGACTTAGAAACTGATGCAGACGGAATTATAGATTTCTCTGAAAGTAATCCATTTGGTGAGGCCACATAATGTTTGGAGATCATTTTTATCACGAAACAATTAAACGAAGTGTATCAGTCTTTGGTACATTGTTTAATAATATCAGTATTAAAAGAGCTGATGGAACTCTTATGAAGGTTCCTTTAGCCTATGGTCCTAGACAAAAATGGATTGCACGATTACAACAACAACCCGAGTTGGGACTTAGTGGAACTCCCAGAACAGCAATATCATTACCACGAATGGGTTTTGAAATATCTTCTATCGAGTATGATGCAACTAGAAAATTATCTAAAAAGACACAATATAAGAAAGCTAAAACTTCAGACCCAACAGTAATGCAATATCAATATGCACCAGCTCCTTATAATATAGGATTTGAATTAAGTGTATTAGTAAAAAATACTGATGATGGTTTACAGATTATTGAACAAATATTTCCTTATTTTACACCTGATTATACAGTTACAATTCATACTGTTCCAGACATGAATGAAACAAGAGATATTCCTATTATTTTAACAAGTATAAATCAAACTGATGAATATGAAGGTGATTTTACTACTAGACAACAATTAACATATGCTCTTAGTTTTACTATGAAAAATTACATTTATGGACCTGTTACAGATTCAGAAATTATCAGAACAGTTAAAGCTAGAACTTATATAGAAGATGGTGGTGGTAATATTTCAAATACAGATTCAGCAGGGAGAGTTGGAGAACAAATTATAACTCCAGATCCTAGTGATGCAGACCCTGATTCTACATTTACATACAATGAAACAACAAATTTCTTTGAACAACCTATAATTACTTATTCAGACGATAAATCTAGCGATCCTAAATAATCATAAATACATAGTATGAGTAAAGTTGATGAAAAATTAGACGAACTTCTTGGTATTAAAGGAGAAATTGTAGAAGCTGAAAAAAATCTTCCAACCATACTACAACACAATGATAAGAGTCAAGAACAAACTTCAGACTACAAGTATAGTCGGGAAGTGTTTTACGGTCTTGTAGAACGCGGTCAGGACGCAATAGAGGGCATTCTAGACATAGCAAGAGAGTCAGAACACCCAAGAGTATATGAAGTAGCTGGACAATTAATCAAGACTGTTAGTGAAACAACAGAAAAATTAATAGACTTACAGGCTAAAATGAAAGAATTAGATAGAGACAATACTATGCCAAACAAAGTTAATAACAATCTTTTTGTTGGCTCATCAACAGAATTACAAAGAATATTAAAAGACCATGCACAAGGATAAGTTTCCCGATTGGAGTTATAATGGTTCATAAGAATACAGGATATTTGGGCAACATCAATGTCAAAAGAACTGGTGTTCAAGCCGAGTGGACAGAAGAACAGATATTAGAATACAAAAAATGTATGGAAAGTCCTATACATTTTATAGAAAACTATGTAAAAATTATTTCTCTTGATGAAGGTTTGATCAAATTCAAACTCTATGATTATCAAAGAGAGCTCATAGACCATTTTGACGAAAACAGATTTAGTGTTGTTTTAGCATGTAGACAATCTGGTAAATCTATTACAGCATGTGCTTTCCTTCTTTGGTATCTATTATTCCAACCCGAACAAACTATAGCTATTCTAGCCAACAAAGGTGCAATTGCAAGAGAAATGTTGACTAGAATTACTACTATGTTAGAGCATGTTCCGTTTTTCTTACAACCAGGTACGAAAGTATTAAATAGAGGTTCAATAGAGTTTGAAAACGAAAGTCGAATTATAGCTTCTGCAACAGGAGCTAACTCAATTCGTGGATTGTCTGTAAACTTATTGTATCTTGATGAGTTTGCGTTTGTAGAAAATGCTGAACAGTTCTATACATCAACATATCCTGTTGTAACATCTGGTGGCCAATCAAAAGTTATTATTACATCTACAGCGAATGGTATAGGAAATATGTATCATAAACTTTACGAAGGAGCTGTACAAGAAAAAAACGAATACAAAGATTTTAAAGTGCATTGGAGAGATGTTCCTGGTAGAGATGATGCATGGAAAGCAATGACAATTGCAAATACTTCTGAACTACAATTTGAACAAGAATTTGGTAATTCATTCTTGGGAACAGGTAATACTCTTATTAATGCAAATACACTACTTGGGTTACAGGCACATGATCCTGTTTGGTTTAAACAAAACACATATTTATATGATGAACCTGTCGTAGATCACACTTATATTATGTGTGTTGATACGGCTAAAGGTAGAGGGCAAGATTATTCAACATTTTCAATTATAGATATAACAGAAGACCCATTTAAACAGGTAGCTATCTATAGAGATAACATGATATCTCCATTACTATTTCCTGACATCATACATAGATACGCAAAGATGTATAATGATGCATTAGTTATTATAGAGAATAATGATCAAGGACAGATTGTATGTAATCAACTTTATTATGATATTGAATATGAGCATGTATTTACACAATCAACAGTAAAAGCATCAGGAATTGGTGTAACTATGACGAAAAAGACGAAGCATAGAGGATGTGCTACACTTAAAGAAGTCATGGAAGAAAATAAGTTACAAATAGTAGATAAATTCACAATCAATGAATTAATAACATTTGTAGGAAAAGGACAATCATGGGAAGCCGATGGTGGTAACCATGATGATTTAGTAATGAATTTGGTGTTATTTTCATGGTTTATAACAACACCATTTTTTGAAAGTTTAACAGATTTAGAATTAAAGAAATTATTGTATGACGAACAACAAAGACAAATTGAAGATGATATAGTTCCGCCCGGAATTTTCTCGAAACCTGACCTAGAACCTGAAGTTTATGTAGAAGGTGGTGATGTTTGGACTGTTGTTGGAGAGTCTAAAGTTTACTAAATTATAAATACTGTTTAATGATAGGAATAATCTTATCATTAAATTATTTTTATTTTATTTCGAAATAAAAGAAAATTAGGAGATAATAAAATGGCATTTCAAGTTTCGCCAGGTGTACTGGTTCAAGAAATAGATGCTACTAATGTTATTCCTGCGGTATCAAGTTCTACCGGAGCTTATGTTGGACATTTCGGCTGGGGTCCAGTT